ATATTAAGTACCTAAGCGATAAAGCTAGTAACCGAGGGGCTAAGAGCGGCGAAGTGGTTGATGCCGAAGTGCGCAGGATGAAAGCTGATGCTGATCTCAAGGAGAGCAAGGCAGGAATAGCAGCCCTCGAACTAAATGAACTCGAGGGAAAAATGCACCGCAGTGAGGACGTCGAGGCAATGACGACGAATCTGGTTTTCGCGATTCGTAGCATGATCATGGCGCTGCCTGGACGACTTGCGATAGATGTGGCCAATACTAAAACAGCGGCAGAAGCATCGGAACGCATTAAGCAAGAATGCCATGGCATTCTCTCAGATCTTTCAAATTATCGCTACGATCCCGAGGAATATAAGCGGCGGATAAGGGATCGTCAAGGCTGGCAAGAGTTAGAGGAAGATGGCCCGGAAGGATAAGCGAGCGCTCGAAAGGCTGAACGCAGCCATTTCGAGCGCACTCAAGAATTTCAGGCCGCCCGAGAGCCTTACCGTGGCAGAATGGGCTGACAGGGACCGCCGCCTCTCCCCTGAGAACTCGGCAGAGGCAGGGCCGTGGAGAACTTCGAGAACTCCGTATTTAAGGGAACCGATGGAAGCCTTCACGGATCCACGAATCCAAAAGATTGTAATGGTCGCGGCATCGCAAGTTGGAAAGTCTGAGCTCGAGCTGAACATCATCGGGTACATCATTGATCAAGATCCAGGATCGATCCTTTTCGTCCAGCCAACGCTTGAAGATGCAAAGAAGTTCTCACGACTTCGCGTGGCCCCGATGATCAGAGACAGTAAGCCCCTGAAGGCTAAAGTATCAGAGATTAAGACGCGCGACAGCGGGAACACCATCCTTCAAAAATCATTTCCCGGTGGCATGCTCACGATGACAGGGTCAAACAGCGCGTCGGCCCTGTCATCCACTCCTGCTCGGTACATACTTGGCGACGAGCGGGATCGATGGGCCTTAAGCGCTGGCACCGAGGGTGATCCGTGGGCTCTTGCTGAAGCAAGGCAGGCGACATTCTACAACGCGAAAGCAATCGAGGTATCGACGCCGACCATCAAGGGTAGCAGCAACATCGAGACGTCGTTCTATCAAGGTACGCAAGAACGATGGTGCCACCAGTGCCCTGAATGCGGGGAATGGCACAGCATCGTATTCGATAACGTGAAATACGAACATGAGGTCGTTAAGGCGAACCGCAAAAAGACCTACTATGTGACGATTACAGGCTGGGCCTGCAGCTCATGCGGGTGTCTATCCGCAGAGGAAGTTATGCGCAAACAGCCCGCCAAGTGGATCGCAGACAATCCGGACGCCTATAGTAATGGGGTCCGGTCATTTTGGCTTAACGCCTTTTCGTCCCCATGGACGCCATGGACTAAAATCATTCGAAAGTTCCTCGAAGCACAGCACGATCCCGAGCGCCTAAAGGTCGTCTTCAATACTCTACTTGGAGAATTGTGGGAAGATCGCGGAGACCTTGAAGATGAGGACTCGATGCTCTCCCGCCGAGAGGAATATCCTGCCGAATTGCCGGACGGCGTGCTTGTCCTGACGTGCGGTGTCGATACCCAGGACAACCGCCTAGAGTATGAGGTCGTCGGCCACGGTCACTATGGCGAAACGTGGGGCATCAAAAAAGGTTATATCATGGGCAAACCAGACACGGAGGAAGTATGGAAGCGGCTGGATGATGTCATAGATCACGTCTATAAATTCCAGAGCGGAAGCGGTCTTAAGCTCTCGATTACTTGCGTCGACTCTGGAGGCCACTATACTCAAGAGGTTTACAAAGCATGTCGAGCAAGGCAAGGCAAACGTGTGTTCGCAATTAAGGGTAAAGGTGGAGATGGGATACCCTTCTTTGGCCCACCGTCAAAGGTGCCGATCAAGGGCAATAAGAAGATCACATGTTGGCTCTATACATTGGGCGTTGATGCTGGCAAGGCCTCAATAATGAGCGCCCTCAAGGTGCAGGAAGCTGGCGCGAAGTTCTGTCACTTCCCTCGAGGGGATCGTGGTTATGATACCAATTACTTTAACGGGTTACTCTCCGAGAAACTCGTATTAAAGAAAAGCCGCACGGGCAATCGATGGGGGTGGGAAAAACTCCCTGGTCACGCTAGAAATGAAGCTCTTGACTGCCGTAACTATGCGCTCGCTGGCCTAAAGATAGTCGACCCTGACATGGACGCCGTGGAGCGGAGATTAAAGGAGATACCAGAAACGCCCAAGCCGAAGTCTGTACAGCAGCTGAAGCAAAGACAGAAGCGGGAGCCTGATGACGACTGGTAATATCTCGAGGAGGTGACGATAATGCGAACCAAGGAGGACATAACAGCTGATCTCGCAGATGTAAAGGAGAGGCTCGCCCTTTATCGAAGCCGCGAAAAAGAAATGCTAAGCAATGGCGTTCAGAGCTACGGCGTTGGATCTAGAAACCTGTCAAGGTACAACACCGATCTCAATACGATCTGGAATAACATCAAGCAACTCAAACAAGAGATCATAGAGTTGAATTCAGAACTAGTTGGTGGCAAACCACGCCGAGCGATCGGGGTGGTACCTTGTGATTGGTAAGGGAGGTGAGACTAATCAAAGGAACCCAAAAACGCAACGTGAGGGCAGCGATTCATCCAGAGAACAAAGGGTACGGAGAAGCTGGGGCGAGCTGGAAAAAGAAAGCAACCAAGGGTTTTAACGCACAAAGCGGTAGCGCTCAAGAGGATATTGACTACAACAACTACACGCTACGCCAACGGGCTAGGATGCTTTATATGGCGGCGCCAGTCGCAACATCGGCAATCAAGACAAATCGCACTAATGTCATAGGCATCGGACTTCAACTGAAAAGTCGTATAGATCGTGAAGCGCTGGGCATGACGCCTATAGCTGCTGAGGCGTGGCAAAAAAAGGCCGAAGCAGAGTTTGCCCTATGGGCAAATAGTAAGCGAGCTTGCGATGCCACCGGTGTCAATGACTTCTACGCCATACAGCAACTCGCGTTCGTGTCATGGCTTTTAAGCGGCGACTCCTTCGTCGTATTCAAGCAATACGAGGTTACGCAACTTATGCCTTACAACTTGCGCCTACACGTCATCGAGGCTGATCGAATTAGCACGCCAGGAAGTTATATGTTATCCATCATGACAGACGGCAAGGCGGAAAACGGCAACAACATCTACGACGGAGTCGAGGTCGATAATGATGGCGCGATCGTTGCGTATCACATCCGCAACACCTATCCGCTGCAAATAGGATTGGCTAAGACGACGGAGTGGAAGCGGGTGGATGCATATGGAGAGCTCACCGGACTACCAAACATTCTACAGATCATGGACACGGAACGCCCTGATCAATACCGTGGCGTCAGTTATTTAGCACAGGTTATCGAGCCGCTGCTTCAACTTAGGAGATACACAGAAAGCGAGCTCATCGCCGCTGTGGTGGAGAGCTTCTTCACGGCGTTCATTACGACCGAGGCGTCAACTAGTGAAAACCCATTTAATGAAGTGGGGAATTCGGAAGTCTCGGATGATCCGAATGAGTATGAAATGGGCCCCGGCCAAGTCAATATCCTGAAGCCTGGAGAAGACGTAACCTTCGCGGATCCAAAGCGCCCAGGCAATGGATTTTCTGGCTTCATACGATCGATATGTGAGCAAGTAGGCGCTGCTCTTGAAGTGCCGGCTGATCTGCTTCTCAAGGCGTTTGATGCTAGCTACTCGGCGAGTCGTGCTGCGCTACTGGAGGCATGGAAAGCCTTCAAGATGCGACGCGTCTGGTTTACTAATGACTTCTGTCGCCCTACCTACGAGGTATGGATGGCTGAAGCTGTGGCCCGTGGTCGGATACTGGCACCGGGCCACATTACAAACCCCACCATGCGCAACGCATATCTCGGCAGTGAATGGATCGGACCAAGCCAAGGGCAACTTGACCCGGTAAAAGAAATAACGGCTGAGATTCTCGCAGTTAGCGAGGGATTTACTACTCGTGAACAATCGACCATCAGGCTCAACGGTGGCCAGTGGGAGGCAAATGTCGAGCAACTCGCACGCGAAAACACCAAGCTCGCAGAGGCGAATGGCGTAAAGGAAGGCAGTGGAACACAGCTTGCCAACACCATCAAAGCCGTAATACTCCAAGCATTGAAGGAAGGAGACGACAATGGTAAAAAGAAAAACCTCAATACTGATTAATGGTTCAACGTCGGGAGCTCAAGCAACAGCACCAAAGTTCTGGAACGTCGCGTCCGTGTCGGATGATGAGGGAGAAATTACCCTATATGGTGACGTGGTAAGCAGCCGTCCAATAGATTTTTGGACCGGCGAAACGCTTCCAGGCTTCTATATCTCCCCCGAGGGCTTCCTCGACGATCTAGAAACAGTCAAGGGAAAAAGCAAGATCACGGTCAAACTCAACAGCGTGGGCGGGGACCTTTATACGGGCATCGCAATTCACAACGCGATCAAGGGTCTCTCAGGATCAAAGACGGTTATCGTCGAAGGCATCGCGGCCAGCGCAGCCAGTGTCATTATGTGCAGTGGTGACGAAGTCGTAACTTATCCCGGTAGTCTCGTTATGATCCACGGAGTAAGCGCCCCACTCTGCGACTACTACAACATCACAGATCTCAAGTTGGTGATCAAAGGATTCGACGCAGCTGAAAGGGCAATTGCCGAGATCTATGCCGCAAAGACCGATCTCGATGTCGAAACCCTTCGTTCCATGATGACAAAGGAGACGTGGATGACGGGCAAGGAAGCGGTTGATAAGGGTTTCGCCAATAAGCTACTTGAGGGCTCTGATCCACAAATGATCATGAGCGCTGACAAGAACGTTCTGCTCGTAAATGGAATCGGGCACAACATCAAGGGTCTGCACAACATTCCTGGTGGCATCCCGGTCAAAAGCGTTCCGCCCGCAGCGCCAAAAGACTCAGCGGCTGGAATAGAAAAAACAAATGGAGGAGGCAAAAAAAATATGGACCTGGAAGAACTCAAAAAGCAGCATCCAGAGCTCGTTGCTCAAATAGAAGCGGCGGCAAAAGGAACTGTAAACGCTGAAGCTATCGCAGCAGAGAGAACCCGTATCAAAGACATCGAGAGCATTGAGTCGGTGGTAGGAGATCCTCAGCTCGTTGCGGATGCTAAATACGGAGAAAAACCATGTACAGCTGCTGAACTATCCCTGAAGGCTATGCAAAAACAGGCACAACTCGGCAAGCAGCACCTCGACAATAGTGCGAAGGACTTCAAAGCATCTGGAGCTGCTGGAATAGGTGCAGCACCAAATGCGGGGAACCAAGACGACGAACCCGACGAGGCCCAGGAAGTTAACCAGATTGTGGGCCTCTACAACAAAATAACGAGCGGAGGTAAAAAGTAATGAGCAGACTTGACGAAAGTCTTGGGAGCTTGGGCTTTGATAACTTGATCCACGAAAATCATCCCGCAGCCTTGACTGGCCACATCAAACTCACGGCCAGTCAAGGAATACTTACCCGGGGTTCCGTCATAGCTATGGCTGCTGCTGGTGGAGAAGGTATCCTTATCGGATCCGACAAGATTGTAACAGCCACCCTTGAAGTTACGACACTGGAGGCAACCTATGAAAAGGTAAATCTCGATACATCCAAGCTGAAAGTATACGCAGTTGATTCAGAAACAGCGGCAACCATCACAACCGACTACACTGTCGAGTACGCCAGCGACACGCTAACCGTTACACTGACAGCAGACGGCGCATTAAAAGACGAGACCAGCATCGTCATCGCGTGCGAAATTACCGCTGCGGGTATGGCAAAAGCCAAATACATCCTCGTAGAGGATACCGACACAGGAACGAGCGCCGCAGTCGTGGCACCTGCTTATAAGGCTGGGTACTTCAACGGCAACAAGCTGATCGTTGCCACTGGCTACACTATGACCGCAGCCAACGAGGAAGAGCTAAGGGCTCTCGGTATTTTCCTTGCTGACGCATTTGAAAGATAAGGAGGAGAAAAACAAATGGCTTTTAACATTTACAGCACCCATTCCCTACTCATGGCCGTGGAACAAATCGCGCCCCTCCATACTTTCTTGCGCGATAGATATTTCCCTACGAACGACGCGACCGACATCTTTTCGACTGACGACGTGCTCGTTGAGTACAAAGACGGAAGTAAGAAGCTGGCACCGTTTGTGTCTCCAATTAAGGGAGGCGTAACCATTACCCGCGAAGGGTACAGTATGGAGAGATACACCCCTCCATTCATCGCTCCTCGCAGAGTGCTAACAATCGACGACCTCAAGAAGAAAGGTTTCGGAGAAGCCCTATTCAACAAACTCACACCCCAGCAGCGCGAAAGCATGATGCTCTTGAAAGATGCCGATGAAATGGGGGAAATGATCTCTAGACGTGAGGAACTAATGGCAGCTGAGACCATGCTTAACAACGCCTGTGTTATGAAGCACTACGCTGACGACCTGACATTGTACAAAGAGAAGGAAATCCGCTTTTATAGCGAAGCGCTTAACCCGGCTATTTATACGCCAGATAATGATTGGGATGCTGTTGGTGCCAAAATACTAGAAGACATCGCGGCTATGATCCGCCTATTAACCTCCAGAGGGTTACCCGCCTCTGAGCTGATCGTTGCGCCCGATGTTGCAGATACAATAATCCATGACCCAACCATTCAAAAGCTCCTTGACATTAAGAATTTCAACGTTGGAAGCATCGACCCGTCCACTCTACCAGCTGGAGCAGCTGTCATTGGTAGGTTTAATGTAAATGGCAGAATGATCGACATCATCAGCTATGATGATACTTACGAGTCTGACAATGGAGTGGCAACTCAGTATATCCCAGCCGGCAAAGTAATCCTGACAGCCCCCGCAACTGGCCGAACTCTTTACGGCGCAGTCACTCAAGTTGAGCAGTATGACGGGCAGTTCCACACATACCCTGCTAGACGTGTGCCGAAGTACCTGTCCAGTGCTGAGGGTAACACTAGAACGCTGACAGTCACATCCTGTCCGTTGCTGATCCCGAATCAGAAGAACCCTTGGATCTCTGCAACTGTTCAGTCTTAATCGAAAAAAGGAGGGAAGATAACGATGATTAAGATCATTCAAGGGACATATGGCCACTGCGAAGGTGCCAGAATTATACCTAAAACCCCAGCCGATGAGCCATTTGAAGCTACTCCAGAACGGGAGCAGCGTCTTGTCAGACTTGGTGTGGCAGTCTATGTGGAAACAGAGCTGACAGTCCCAGAGGCTTCTGCCGCAAAGGTAGCAGGCTCCGACAATGGAGAAAACGACGGCAGCCTACCTGAGTACAATGTAGACATGAAAATGGACGAACTGAAAGAAATTGCTCAAGCATATGGAGTTGATGCTTCCAAAGCGAGATCCAAGGCTGAGATCATCGCAATAATTGACATGGCCAGGGAAGGTGAAGTGGATGAGGACGGAGAGATACCTCCCGTATTTGGCGCTATTCCTCCGGTAGCTCAGTGATGGTTGGTAAATTTCAAGAGCAGATCGCCCAAGACAACGCTCTCGTATTCTTAAATATCGACGAATTTGGTGAGACTCACACCGTCGAGGGGAAAGAAATCACGATTATAATTGACGACGATGCGCTCGTAACAAGGAAAGGTGGAGCCGAGCTGGGAATCGCTGAGTCGAGCATGTTAATCTTTGCACGCTCTGAGGACTTACCGAAAAAGAAGGCGCCAGGCTCTGCTCTTAATATCGATGGGCGCGAGTGCATCGTGGACGACTGGGTAGAAAGTTCAGGAATGTCTCAGATCTCGCTAAGCCAAAATCGTACAATCTAACGAAGGGGGTGTCTCGTGTCTATCGTTCGCAATCTCGACAATATAGTCGAATGGACGAAGGCGGCAATCTGCCAGAAGGTCAAGCTCAAACTTCCGGACGATGATGCCAATGACGCAAACTACGTCGGTAAACTCGTCACTCCCGAGGCGTTCGTGATGTACGTCCCGACAAAGGATAGGCTTGCCCCAAAGATAGCTGCCCCCATACCCTCCATTTGTGTACAGCTTGTCGAAGGAAAAGACAGCCCTGGCTTAGGATCTGGGCGGTTTAAGATCCGTTTTTGCTTAAGCGCATGGAATCCTGGAGAGCATGGAGGGGATACCTTCATCCCGACAGAGTCAGACCTTTATCGCTGGACCTACCAGAGATGGGTGGGACCGGACGCTTCAAAACATTTTGTGCGCAACTGTGAAGGTTGGCGTGACGTCTGGAACTTCACTGACATAGCGCTTCAAACCATCGAAAACACCGAATACATTGCAGGACTGAGGCTCGTCAAAGAGGATGGTGTCGACTATGGACCTTTTACGGAGGAAAGTGGCATCGTCGATTATTATCCGTACTGGTTTAGTTGGATACAGTGCACCCTTGAACATGGGCTCAGTCGAAAGACTTCTGACAGCTACAAAGATTTATTGTGAAAAATATTTAAAGAGGTGAATACGCGTGCCATATAAACATGGAACACAGGGCAACATCGGCGACTCTAAAGCTGCCAGTGCAGCGCAGGCCAGCACGGTTGCGGTTTACGTCGGTACTGCTCCAATCAATTTAGTGAGGGGTTATGCTGACGCCGGGCTTATCAATAATCCGGTGCGAGTGTCAAACATGCCTGATGCTCAGGTTCGTCTCGGATATTCTACCGACTGGGATGCCTACACATTATGTGAAGCATTTGCAGCACATTTTGACAATACCGTGGGAAATGTAGGCCCAATCCACATTATTAATGTCTTAGACCCTGACGTCCACAAGGAAGCACTCCCAACCACGGACACTGTAACTTTCAGCGCTGGCCGTGGAGAACTCAAGAGCGACACCGTAATAATTGACACCTTTGTGATCGCTGACAAGGTAGAGGGTGTGGACTTCAAAATGGAGTACAACTATACCAAGGGAGCCCTTGTCATCACGTCATTGAAATCCGACGCTCAACTCACAGGAGAAGTGTCCGTCTCCTTCTCGGAAATCGACAAAACCAAGGTTGTAGCAGCTGACATAATCGGAGGCGCAACCAGTGATGGAGAATACACCGGACTGGCCTCTTTGTCTAAGCTCTACCAGAACTCGAACGCAGTGACTAATATCATTGCAGCACCAGGATGGGGCGAAACACCGAGCGTATATACTGCAATGGTTTCCGCCTCTCAGAAAATCAATGGTCACTGGGATGCCTTTGTGATTACTGACATTCCTATCATGGACGGAGTCACTGCGGTAGACACGATCACGAAGGCGAAGGCGTGGAAGGTTGAAAAAGGTTACACTTCAGAACGTTCTAAAGTATGTTGGCCAATGGGAATGGACGGCAACGGCAGGATCTTCCACCTTAGTACCATAGCGGTGGCTACAATGTTAAGAACGGACAATAGCCACGATTCGATCCCCATGGAGAGTCCATCCAATAAGCAGATCGCAATCACGAAGCAGTATTTTGGAGCAGACTCCAAGAACCAGGGATATGACCAACAGACAGGTAACCAACTCAATGAAACCGGTATTACAACGGCAGTATATTGGGGTGGTAAATTTGTACTATGGGGGCCCCATACTGCTGCTTTTATGTACGGAGGCGACGTGGATCCTCGTGCCATCTTCGATGTAAGCATGAGGATGCTCATGCACATTACGAACAGCTTCCAGCTTGAGTGGGGAACTACGATCGACGAACCTATGAGCACCCAACTTAAGGATACCATCGTCAATAGGGAGCAGGAAAAGCTTGACACGTTGGGCGGAATGAACGCATTGATTGGCAACCCAGTCGTTGAATTCTTAGAGACGGCAAACCCGTTAACAAACCTTGTGAACGGTGATTTCGTCTGGAATGTAAGCGCAACGCCTACGCCTCCTCTCAAGAGCGCGTCCGCTATTGTGAGGAGGCGTAGGCAGGGCTTCGCAGCTTATTTTGGAGGTGAATAATTATGCCATGGTTAGACATTAAAGGCACAACGGTGGCCGACACCGTTTATTCAGACAATCAGTTGGTGGCCAAAGACGTCTCCTTTACTCTTCCGGCCGTTACAATGATGACCACAGACGTACAGGCCATGGGTACTATGTCAGTCCCGGTTGTCGGACTCCTTGAGGACATGGAGTTGGCGATCACAAAGGTAGGACTCGACATGGGTCTCAGCCAAATGAGCAAGCTGGAAAAACAGAGCATTGAGTTCAGATGGGTACAGAACGTTGTCAAGGCTGATGGGTCTACTTCTCCAGAAGGTTGCAAAGCCTTCGTTCGTTGCATCCCGAAAGCCTTGCCTGGTATCGGAGTTGAAATCGGATCGGCATCCGAGAATGAGCTAACTTACGGTGTGTCTCGCGTACAGATTTTTGTGGGTGGTGTAGAGTATTTACTGGTTGACAGACTAAGTCAGATCCTCCGTGTCAACGGCAAAGATTATTATAAGGACATTAATAGCTTGTTGTAAAAAATGGCCTCCGGAGCTTTCCGGAGGCTTTATTTGAAGGGAGAAACTAATGAATAATCAAGTGCTAAGGCTTAAAAAACCCATCACGATCAACGGCACAAACGTAAACTCCGTGGAATACAACACCGATGAGATCACTGCTCAGCAATTTGCTGAGGCAGACAGCAGGAAAATGAGAGCGAGCGGATCCAAAGGGGGGAACCTTTCTGGAGCGGTAGAGCTTGACTATGGACTGCACCTATACCTCGGCTTTGCTGCCATCATTGCAGTTAATCCGAGCTATGACATTGTAGACCTTGAACGCATAAAAGGCCCTGACGTCATGGGGGTAATGAAAATAGGCCGAAATTTTACGCTGGGATCGGTGGCCAAGTCAACAGCAGGAGACTCAGAAGAGCCATCCGAGACTATGCAAGAACCTTCCATACCTCAGTCTCAGACATAGGAAAGAAACGGGTCATAGACTTTTTGATCGAATACGCGGAGGCGGCTGAGGATTTCGCGGCTCAACAAGCTAAAAAGGCCAAGAACACTCCGCCACACCGGGCAGCAAAACACCGTAAAGCGAGGAGGTGAGGGCGATGGCTAGTAAAATATTGCAAACTATTGTAGAGATAGCTGGCACATTAAGCCCTACACTCGCTAGCTCAATCGAGGAAGCGACTGGGAAGCTAGATAAGATAAACGTCAGCGCCCTAGGGGTGGGCATAGCAGTCGGAGGTATTGCAATCGCCTCGGGGAAAGCTGTATTTGAGGCTGGCCAATACCTCAACAATTTGGGTACCGAATACCATGACGTCATGAACGACCTCTCGGCCAGCACAGGCGCAACGGGCGGAGAGCTTGAAGGACTTGGTGACGTCGTTAAGGCGGTATATAGCGACAACTTCGGGGAGTCCATGCAGGACGTAGCCGAGGGAGTTGCTCAAGTTACCAAAATGACAGATCTGGCAGGTGAAGAACTTACCAAGGCCACAGAGGCTGCCTTCGCTCTCTCTGACACGTTCGGTTATGAAATCGAAGAAAGCACACGATCAGCCTCGGCTTTGATGAAAAACTTTGGCATTGACGCTGAGGAAGCCTATAACATAATTGCATACGGAGCGCAAAACGGAGCAGACCAAAATGGGGACTTAATAGACACTATTAATGAATACTCGGCGCAATATGATGCCCTCGGGCTATCCGCAGACCAATTCGTCCAGGGTCTTGTAACAGCCGGTGACGTAGGTGTTTTCTCAATCGACAAAGTCGGAGACGCGGTCAAGGAATTCAATATCCGGTCCAAGGACCTCTCGAAAGGCTCAGCTGAAGCCTATAAGAGTTTGGGCATGAACGCCGAGGATATGTTCTCACGCTTCGCAGCAGGTGGGGATACGGCAAACGCGGCTTTTTTTGAAGTAGTAACGGCACTCGATAGTATGGAGGATCCACTGGCCAAAAATCAAGCGGCCGTCGGTCTTTTTGGTACTGCATATGAGGATTTAGGTGACGACATCTTCCCGGTACTGGCAAGTATGAAGGGCGCAACCCTGGAGAATGTTGACGCGCTTGGGCAGATTAACAAAGTGAAATACGACAACATTGGAGCGGCTTTCGAGGCAATCAAAAGATCGGGAGAAGTTGCTCTCTTACCATTGGCCACAACCCTGGCGAATGGCCTCCGGGACTTAATGCCAATCATAACGGACACGATGGAGACACTCGGGCCTATTATAGAGCAAGTCCTTAAACTGGCCATGCCCTTCGTCGAGAACTTCCTCGGACAAATGGGTGAAATTCTTCAAATGGTGATGCCTATGTTCGCGGACCTTGCTACAGGGATCATGCCGCTCATGCTTGGGATACTAGATGCAATACTGCCGGTGGCAATGCAATTTATTAAAGCGGTACTTCCGGTAGTTTTAAAGCTAATGCATGCAATCATGCCAATCCTAAACGTAATACTCTCGCTACTTAGTCCCATCCTCGGCCTTGTAATTAGCTTACTTGAGCCTATTCTAGGATTAATTACCGGAGCTATCACACCATTAATAGAAGTGCTCGCAAATTTAATTAACATGGCACTTACCCCTCTGATCCCGCTCATTAAGTGGGTTTCCGAGATATTAACAGGAGTGCTCGGCAGCGCGGTTGAAGCAGTCAGGCCGATCATTGACTCATTGACTCAGGCATTCGGAAGCCTTATCGATTTTATTAAGAATGTGTTTTCAGGCAACTGGAGCGGTGCTTGGAGCAACATAGTGAGTATGTTCGGAGGTATATTCAACGGTATCAAGGCTCTATTTATGGCACCGTTCAAGTACATCATCGGAGGAATTAACAGCTTTATAAAAGGCATTAACAAGATCGAGATTCCAGACTGGGTACCGGGTGTTGGTGGTAAGGGGATTAACATACCGCTAATCCCTACGCTTGCTTCCGGAGGTTTCACGGAAGGCCTAAGCATAGCGGGCGAAGCTGGCAAGGAAGCCGTAATCTCTTTTGATCCGGCTTACCGAGCGGCAAACATCGAATACTGGCAGCAAGCTGGACAACTCCTCGGAGTATACAACCAAGAAATCGCAGGTCAACCGGTTGTCGCATCGCTGGAAGGGTTACCGATGTTCTCGGCAGGAGGCTTTACCGAAGGCATAACGATCGCGGGAGAAGAGGCTGCTGAGGCGGTGATCTCCTTTGACCCGAACTACAGGCAAGCAAATATAGGGTACTGGGAGCAGGCGGGGCGTAGGCTGGGAGTCTATGAACGCTCAGATATAGGCCAGGGTGTCAAAAATGCTGGGCATGCAATGAGCCAGATCACAACCTTGAGTGGTGACAGTTCACAAAGCGAGCGCGATACAAGCACGACACAAGCCCCGGGGATACTGGAGTCGACGCTTCTTTTTATCCAGTCAATATTTAGGCGAAATACTGATATTTTGAATACAGCAAACACCGCGAACGCTGTAAACACCTCTAACGAAAGCAATGCGTTGGCCAACCTCCCAACTTATGAGTCCGGTGGTTTTACTGAAGGCCTAAGCATTGCAGGTGAAGCTGGTAAGGAAGCCGTAATCTCTTTTGATCCGGCACGTCGTCAAGAAAATATTGGTTACTGGGCAGTAGCCGGACAACTCCTCGGGCTTGATGACTTCTCGCTCTCTGAAATGGCCGAGAATTCAAGCGTAGTTATTTATGACTTTAGTGGTTTTAACTGGAATCCGATTGTCCACGTTGGAGAAGGCGGCTCTGATAAAGAGGGTCTTCTGGCAAAACTGAGGACTCATGAAGCTGAGTTTTTCGATTGGTTAGAGGACTGGCTCAAACAGCGGGAGGTGGGAAAGTTTGCAACGAGTAACGTCATTTATTAACTATACAACAAGAGAGGGTGACACCTTCGACAGCCTGGCACTCTCCATGTATGACGAGGAAAGGCTCGCGCACTATATCATCGCCTATAATCCGGATCATGCTGATGTGATTATCTTTGACGCAAACGTTGCTCTCAGGCTCCCAGTAATAGATAATGTCGAAATGCCTGAAACCCTCCCGCCTTGGAGGCGCAGCACATGAAGTTAAGATACCAAGGCGTAGACATTTTTCCGCAGGTGTCCGTCAATTACTGCGTACACGACATGTACGCGGAAGGGCGCAGCGATACCTTGGTGGTCCGTTTTAATGATCCGAAAGGAGTGTGGAATAAATGGGCCCCGGCCAACGGCGAGCTGGTGGAATTCGAGAATGGATCATCCAGAACTGGAAAGATGAACGTCACTAGCTTGAAGCCAGAGAATGGACTTTATACACTCAGGGCAATGTCCTTGCCTCTCTCTGGGCTGGTACTCAATAGTAAATCATGGGAGGCGGTTCACTTCCTCCAAATCGCAAATGAGATAGCCGGTAAGCATGGTCTTGAGTACGAGAATTATGGATGTACAGATCATCTATACAGCTATCTTTCTCAAGTAAATGAAACAGATTTTGAGTTTTTTCACAAGCTCTGCATGCTTGAAGGTTGCCAAATGCTTATATTTGATGGCAAGTTGCTCAGTTATAATGAGCAGCAGATCGAGGGCCAACAACCTGCGGACTCGCTTGAAATCGGAGACGACGGCGTGTTCGAGTATACGGATAGCTCAGATCAATCCTACGGATCTGCTGAAGTGTTTAGCGGATCATATAAGGGCACCTTTGCAGCCCCGGGCAGCACAAATAAAAGAGTTCTTAAACCTCGCAGCATTGTGTATGCCACAAGCGATGCAGAAGCAGCAAGATATGCCAAGGGGCTTCTAAGGCATGCCAATAAAGCTGAAAAGTCTGGATCATTAAGTAAGGACCTTATGCTCGGCTATGCAGCGGCGAGCCTAATCAAACTGTCAACGAGTAAGGCTGGAGCGTGGGACGGTACGATTTTCGTAACCAGAGTGCGTCATGACCACATAAACAACCGAACGAAACTATTTTTCAGGAAACCACTGGGGGGATACTAAGTGGCCGAAGTGATTAAAGGAATAATCTTAAACATCGAAGCGGACGGCACGCGCGCAAGGGTACGCCCTTCCTCTGCGGAGGGCCTTGTATCTCGCCTGGTGACTATCCCATGGCACATGCGAGGATCAACAGGGAATCTTACTAAGGGAACTGAGGTAGTGTTTGCTATATTCGAGGACCAGAGTGGTCTTCTTTTTTCTCGTATGGATGGTAATTGGGGTCACTTTATTGGTGGAGACATTGAAGCCGGTGGTGACGTAAAAGCCGGAGATATAAGTCTTAAAAACCATACCCATAGTGGAGTTGATACTGGACCGGGAAACACTGGCGGTCCACAATAAAACGAGGTGAAAATCATGGCGGTAATGGCAAAATGGAGGACAAAAAAGTGGGAAGTCTCCACCAAAAAAGTGACAGCCCTCTCGGGTCTCTCTACTTCTGCAAAAATTAAAGCAGAGACCAACGCTGATCTCGAAAACTCCCCTTCGACCAATGAGCGCGGAATGGAGCTTGTGCCTCTATCCTTCGAGACTCAGCTCCATTCCGCCGCAGGTGTTGATGTTCGTGCCGAGTATGAGTCGTGGGTTGATCTTGTCAAGAAATCAGGAACTTTTTTTCTCGCCGGTAAGAAATTCGGGCCGACGATGCAACTGCAAGAGGTGGGGCTTTCAGACGTGCAATTAGACGACTTTGGTCGCATGAGGACGGCAAAGCTCTCCCTCAGATTTGAAGAGTACAACCCCACCACAGTAATGGTGCTGGCAACGAGTACTTCGGCGCTCAATGTTGGAGCCAAAACAGCAAGCAAGTCGGAGCTTAAACCAGAAAACCCTCAGATTGTCAGCGCAACAAGCTCTAGCTTGAAAGTCGGTAGCATGGCCAAGCCTACTGGCGAAAAGTATGCCACTGGGCAAAAGATCCCACAATGGGTAAAGGACCGCTCTCACGTCGTCTCCCAGATAAATGGAGCAAAGACGTTGCTCGGAAGCCCAAGCGGAATTAATAGCTGGGTCTTTACCGACGAGTTGACGCTTGCCTGAGAAGGAGGGAGGATATGAAATCAATAGGGAACGGAAGTCCTGAGCAATGCGCTTATAACCTGCTAAGGATATCGCGTGGCGAAGTTCCTTACGAGCGGCTAAAGGGCCTAAGTACAGCAACCATTGATGCGCCTGCTGCCATGGCAACAACAGACGTCGAGGCAGACGCAGAGTGGGTAGTGGAAACCTATGAGCCTCGCGTGGACGTCAACAGTATTAATCTCTCTGCCTCCGATATCTCCGGTGGAGACTTCTCCATCGCTGCAGATATAACGGTCAGGAAGGATGAGGAACTTGAGTGACCTAAATTTTATTACCACAGATACCACTGAAATATATAACAAAATTATCACAGCGCTCGAGAACGGAGTTGCCAGTCCACTTTATCCAGGGGACGAGCGTCGAATTTTTGGAGAGGCGCTGGTCCCTTTATTTGTGGCCATGTATAGCTCCATGAACGATGCTGCACGCCAGAAAATGCTCAGATATGCAAGAGAAATAGTTCTTGACGCACTGGGGGAACGTCTCGGCGTGGTAAGACAATCGCCGGTACCGGCTAAGACGGTGCTTCGTTTTACAATAGTCGCTCCGATCAGCGAGAACATAATTATTCCTCATGGCACAAGAGCCACGAGCGACTACGTACGGTACTTTCAGACAGATACCACGGCAGTGCTAATAGCTGGAGACACAAGTGTGGAAGTCGCAATATCAAGCGTAGATGGTGGCACAGATTATAACGGAATATCAACCGGAGCTATCAACGTTCTTGTCGACCTGATCCCGTACGTGGACACCGTGGAGAACATTACGAATACAGCTGGGGGGAGCGATGAGGAAGGCGACGACAGCCTGCGAGAACGTATCAGGATCGCACCGTCGAAGACGTCGACGGCTGGCCCGGTTAATGCTTATAAATACTGGGCCAAATCGGCAGACCCGACGATCTCTGATGTGGTAGTTGTTAGCGAGATTGAAACCATCGAGCGATCACTTGCCGTTGTGGGAGGCAAGGCGTTCAAAGGAGGTAACTATCTACTAGATGCTACGCTCAAGGTATACGCACATGGAGAGACAACCCCGGCCGCCTTAGCCGCAGATTATACTCAAACCTACGAGGATAATCTGCTCACCATCACGCTGATAGTGGGTGGCACTCTGACCACATCTACCGAGATCTATATTGAAATCGACCAGACGATGGAAGGACGGGTGAGGATCGTCCCTATCTGCTACGGTGGCGTACTGCCGAACGAAGGGATACTTGCTAAGGTGCTAGAAACGTGTAGCGCTGACGATGTACGACCACTCACTGACTACGTCACGGTTGAAGCTCCGAGTGTTCAAAGCTATGATATTGAGCTGAAATACTACACTACAGCAGCAGACGAGAGAAGAGTGATTGAGACCATAGAGGGAGCCGGCGGTGCTATCGATAAGTATATCTACTGGCAGGACTCCGCACTCGATCGAGACATTAATCCTGACAAGCTGCGGGCTCTGATCCTCGCGCCAGCGTGGAGTAGTGACCTGACTAGTGCCGTGCGCGTCGATATTATTAGCCCTATATACACAAGACTGACGTTGACAACGGTGGCCAAGCATAGCGGCTCCCTAATAGTGACACATGAGGTGATGGATTGATGCGGCTATCTGATGCGGACATTCTAAAGCTGATCCCTGGCTTCATGAGGGATGACAATGCTGTCGTGGCTCTGGCCAAGGTCGTCAATGAACTGATTACTGAGCCTGGTGGTCGCGTTAAACGGCTGCGCTCATGGGATCGGATCGATGATCTCGACCACGCTGATCTCGACGAGCTGGCGTGGGAACTTAACGTTGACTGGTACAACTCAGCACTCGACCTGAAGCGTAAACGAGAGACGATAAAGATCTCCGATCAGGTACACGCCAAGCGCGGAACAAAACGGGCCGTCGAACGGATAATTGCTGAATATTTTGGCCCAGGATATATTCAAGAGTGGTTTGAGTATATGGGTAGTCCATATCATTTTAGGGCCATTATGCGAATGGATGAACATGCAGATCTGATTGATATAGGCAAGCTCGAGGCTACCATCAATAGCGTAAAGAATGCACGTTCCAAGTTTGATGGGGTTATCCCTTTATATATTTGCACCTTAAATATCATAACCTTACTCAATAAATGGTTCTCTGAGGTACTTGATTCTTGTGGCTCGATACGAACTCTGAAAATACCCTTTATAGCTACGCTGGGTCGCAGGCACATTAATCTCGCCACAGACAAGCTGAATAGTTATATGTCAAATGTCCTAAGCCGGGCGGGTCCGTTCCATTATCCTACACCAACTACGCTGGGACACAGATACATCGACCTAGTCACCGATGAATTGGCGTCGTATTTATCCAGCATCCTGGCGCGCGCGGCTCCATATACTTACCCCTTTGTAACAACCAACGGGCGGCGGTATGTCGAACAAATTACGGACCAGCATAATGCCTGGTTATCCAGCATCCTGGCGCGCGCGGGGCCGGATATGTATCCTTTGACGGTTACACAAGGGCGACGGTTTACAGACCTACTTAACGACGAACTGGCAGTTTATTGGTCTAGCGCTTTTAGGTTAGCAATGAACACAGTAGGAAGGCTTCTTGTCGATGATTCGTTAATCGATTCGATGCAAAGTTACCCTTCTACGGAGTTACTAAGGGCGTCCGAAGATGCCTTTGTCGCTTCGGTTACTGATGGGCTAAGCTACGCTGAGTGGTTCACTGACAAGTTGGAGGCGTATTCATCAAGCGTCATTCGATTGGCGAGCGCAAGTTTAGGGATGTCGTATGGAGAAGGGATCGTGGATTCGCTAAGTAAATATTTGTCAAGCGTCATTCGATTGGCAAGCGGAAGCAAAGGAATGTCGCATGGAGAGGGGGTTATGGATTCGCTTAGCAAATATTTGTCAACTAAATTAACACCAGTAAGTCCGACGACATACTGCAAAGGAGGGTACTAAATGTTCACACCCGACGGTTTGGATTTCCTATACAACTCAATTACGAATGATTTGCTCAAAGCTCGTGTTCTGGTCAGTGGACAATACGTGGATGTCGGTATACAAAAAACAGTTTTGAAGACCGATTCTATCCAGATTTATGTTTATGTTCCTGAGACCGTTGTTGGCACAATTACAAAGTACCAACTCATGCTGGTGACGGGGAAAGTCATGCTGGAACGCACCGAAAATCTTGTCAAAGATGGGACCCGGGGCTTGCTTAACGTTTTCGAAATTAGATTACAGGAGGTGTAAATGAGTGGGTGATTATACTAAAGTAACCTGGTACGATGAAGTAAAGGACCAGGATGGAAACATTATACAGGAGGGCACCCCATTAAGTGCTCAAAATATGAACAATCTCGAAAGTGGAGCAGATACCGGTGCCAACACCGTTGGCCTCATTGCTATTGAGGCCCTGCAGCATATCAACGCTATCGAAAAAGATCTTGATAAATGGAAAAAACAACGTCTTCAGCAGGGCACAGCCTACATTTACAATAAGTGCGTTATGGAGGGCTGCGTTGTCTCCAAGATGACCAATAGCCGCTATTTGCAAGTGTCCCGGACGGGAACATTTACGGCCGGTGATGTTTCCAAGTGCCACGTCGATGGCCGGCAAGTAGGGGTAATTGATGAGCAATTAGTGGCCATGGTTCCCTTGGGTTCAGGAGCGACCAACAAAGACTATTATGTTTATGTCGATTGGGATGTTGCTGCCAGCCGGTACCGGCTCTACCTGGCGCCTGACGCACTACCTACCGGAAAGCTTGGACTATACAAGGCTACTGTGCCATGGTCCGACCAGGGCATGGATCTGACGGCAGTAACCCTTGCCGATATTCGTCGCATTGAGTCCAATAACGCCTTTCGGACGACCGAACCGTTTGTTCTCATCAGTAACCCTGGCTATACGCTGTTTGATGCTCCAGAATACGATGTCCAATTGTCCATTGAGGAAGCCTCAGACTTCTCCAGGGTTGGGGATCTTGTGGTTTACGAAAAAGCTGCCAATGGATTCAAAGTTAAGTTTACTGGAAACGCGGACAACGTGAAGGTCCGTTGGACTATCATTAATCCCGATATTAGCTAAAGAAAGGTTGGTGAAAAAACTTGAGGATACAAGAGATTAACGAAGGTACTAAGGCGGGGTATTCCCTAACCGGTGCGTTACTGACTATCACAGTGGGTACCCAATCGCTAGAGGTTGACCTGGTTACTGCACAGCAGGACACTGAGCAAGTGGTGGATGTCTCCCTGGATGGAGAGCGGAAGATTCGGATTGGTGTTGAAAAATGGTATGTCGCAAATGTTATTATCCCGCCCCAGAAAACGCACCTGGTAGAATCTGACGAAGTCGATGAAAATGAAAATCCCCAATTCATGCAAGAGATCTTGCCACTAAACGTGGATGAGGTCTCTTTGGTCTTGTGGGCCTTACCCGCATTCACTGTTGATAATGATAACGAAGGAGGGCTAATTTAATGGCATTTATTTTTAGTATTAAAGATAGTTTCAGAGCGGCAGTTGAGGCGGCTACTGGCGGTAAAAACACGGTTATGTATGATGACCAAGGGAATCCTAGCATCATGGTCGTTATCCCGAAATTCAATATTGCAGACGTAATCACGGGAGGCGCAGCCACACCACACCCGGCGTTTATTGTGAACGGAGTCGCCAAAGACGCGATCTATGTATCCAAGTATCAGAATGTGGTTTCCGGAAGCCGCGCGTACAGCTTGCCGATGCAGGATCCAGCCAACTCATTAAATTTCGATAGTGCAAAAACGTATTGCCAGAACAAAGGTCAAGGCTGGCACTTAATGACCAACGCTGAGTGGGCGGCGATCGCCCTTTGGTGCAAAAAGAACAATTTTATGCCGCGCGGAAACAATAACTACGGGGCAGACATTTCCGCCGCGCATGAGGTTGGGAAAAAGACTTACATGTCAGATGCTACTCATATTGGGCGTGTGGCATCAGGTTCAGGACCAGCATCTTGGGCCCATGACAACACAAACGAGGGAATTTTCGACATGAACGGCAACGTATGGGAATGGTGTGGCGGCATGCGCCTAAAAGACGGCGAGATTCAAATCATTAAAGACAATGATGCCGCCATCTACAACGCCGATCAAACTGCTACGAGCGCTTTATGGCAGGCCATACTAGCAACCGATGGATCATTAGTCACACCCGGTACAGCAGGAACTCTAAAGCATGACTATACCGCTGCACCAGCCGCAGGATCTGCAAATATCGAACTTGCCACTACAATTGCGAATGCCCAAGCAGACGATACTCCGTATGGGAGCAAATCTTTTGAAACATTAACAGCTCATGCCGGCATTACTGTTCCTGATTTAATTAAAGCCTTGGGGTTGTTTCCTATAGATACAAGTCATGGTGCTGACATTTTTCAATTTAGAAACAACGGAGAACGGCTCCCGTATCGTGGCGGCGGCTGGGACAACGGTGGCAGTGCTGGCGTCTTCGCGTTGAATCTGCACAACCCGCGGTCGAGCGTGGGCACGAGCATCGGGTTCCGCTCCGCTTTCGTCCTGTAATTCTGTAATCCGATACCCTGTAATCTGCTAGGCGCTCGATAGAGCGCCTTTTCCGACATCAAAGTAATGCAGCAAAGGAGATCTCAACATCTTGGAAGAGCTTAAAATCCAACAAAAGACGTACGACATGATCCTATACGGTAACGTTTGTCTCAGACAATTTCCAAAGAGCGAAAAATACGCGCTCGCTTCGGATATCAAAGAATCCATGTACGCCTTACTTCGCCTCATCATCACGGCCAACAAGCGCTACTACAAAAAGACTACCCTCCAGGACATCGACGTTGAACTTGATACCCTGCGCACGTTGATCCGCTTATCCGCAGACAAAGAGTTCATGTTTTTACCGCTCCGCAAGTATGAAAACTGGAGTCGAATGCTTGCCGAAATTGGCAAGATGCTCGGCGGCTGGATGAAAGCCATTAAACAATAAAGCAATTATCGCACTATGGGGAATGGGCCATATAAGCTCCCGAATCGTGGCGGCAACTGGAACAACGGTGCCAGTGCTGGCGTCTTCGCGTTGACTCTGATCTACCCGCGGTCGAGCGTGAACACGGGCATCGGGTTCCGCTCCGCTCTACCCTCAACATTAGCCAGAAGTTAGCATCTTAAGGGGTACTATCCAGTGCGCTGAGGACAAAGGGGTCCATTTCCCTTCCGAAAGGAAAAATATTTAATTGCCATGAAGGTCGCGAGTAGGGAACGAAAGAGGCCACGCATGGCGTTAGTAGCATGGAAGGACCTGAATACATTGCATAAAATTCGCGGCTTATACGAAAAAATATTTGATTTCGAGAACCTACACCAGGCATATCTTGAGGCCCGCAAGGGCAAGAGATACCGCATCGAAGTTATGAAGTTTACGAATCACCTGGAAGAGAACCTGATTCAAATCCAAAACGAGCTCATATGGAAAACTTACGAAGTCGGCAGGTACCGGGAATTCTTCGTTAATGAACCTAAAAAGCGCCTCATTATGGCGCTCCCGTTCAAGGACCGTGTCGTCCAGTGGGCTATTTACCGAGTGCTAAACCCATACTTGGAGAAAGGCTTCATCCAAGACTCTTACGCCTGCAGGGTCGGCAAGGGGACGCATAAGGCTGTGGACAGGCTGCAATACTGGTTGTGCTACATGAATCGTAGGCATAAGCGTTTCTATGCCCTCAAGATGGATGTCTCAAAGTATTTTTATCGTGTTGACCACGACGTACTCATGGGAATTCTACGTCGGCGCATCGGGGACGAATGCCTTCTTTGGCTACTGGATACCATAGTTCGCTGCGAGCATACGAAGTTCGGCATCCCGCTCGGTGATCACGAATTCGATGCGGACAGAATCGGCGGGGTAGGGATGCCAATCGGCAACCTCACTAGCCAGATGTTCGCTAATCTCTATCTGAATGAACTGGATCAGCACGCAAAGCAAACCCTACACGTCAAGCGGTACCTACGCTATATGGACGATGTCGTTGTGCTTCATGAGGACAAAAAGTATCTCTGGGAGCTCAAGGAACAGCTCGACGAGTTCATTACTGACCGGTTACACCTTAAGTTAAATAACAAAACCATGGTCAGGACTGTTAACCAGGGCGTGGAGTTTGTCGGGTACCGCGTTTGGCCAACGCATCGCAAGATCAGGAAAAAGACGGCCAAGAAGATGAATAGAAGAATGCGCTATCTCAGCAAGGCCTACAAGCGCGGGGAAGTGAGCATCAATGTAATAAAAACGAGTCTTCAGAGCTACACGGGTATGTTGCAGCATGCCAATTGTCACAACCTTAGAATGAAGATGCTCAAGCAGTTAGTGTTGATCAAATCAAAGGATCCCCGCGCCTAACGGGGTTATTTTTATGCCCAGAAAGGAGTGAGCTCTGTGGGGGACCAAGACACAGCAGTAGCAGTTCTTCAGGAAAAAGTTAAATTCTTAGAGGGCCAACTCAGCGCGGTCCAATGTGATGTGAGGGACAAGTTTGACAGGCTCGAAGTTAAGCTTGATTTAGCATTAAAGGCAATTCAGTCAGGACGGCCAACGTGGGCAGTAGCTTTGCTGATAGCTGGCTTGATGACAGTTTGTACGGGCTTGATCGTTTATTTAGCTACACATTAAGGAGGATTATTTATGCAAGTAAGGGTTCAAACAATACGGTACATCGACCTGCACCATACCGCCGGTCATGAGACCAATACCCAAAGAATCAGAGAAATACACATGAGTCCACCGAACAACTGGGGTGACATCGGGTATAACTCAGTAATCGAACCAAGCGGGGTCGTTGGAGCTGGAAGAGATGTTAAGTGGGCAGGGGCTCACGATCCGGGCACAATCCTTGGTGAAACTTACAACATGAATCAGGTGGCCTACGCAATCTCACACATCGGTAACTTCATGGTGGATGAAATGTCTGAGATCCAATTCCAAGCATCCGTCGCGGAGTGTGCTAGAGTTTGCAAGCTTTATGATATCCCGCCAACAAAGGAACGAGTGCGAAGACATAAGGACCAATACGCTACAAACTGCCCGGGTGATAAGTTTCCTTATGACAGGTATGTGGCGGAGCTTAAAAAGCGATTAGAAGGAGGGAACAACGTGTTAGAACATGCAGTTGTTTATTTTACTGATACAGATTTCTCTAGCGCAAGGATAGTCTCGAGGAAGCTAGGTGGATGCGCTATGTATTGCAGGGATGGGGTTAATGCCAACATTCACAAGGACGTTGAAAATTGCGAGCATCCCGTAATCGTTGGTGGCGCAGAGCTGGATATTCCGGGGGTTACAAATTGCTGTGGGTTACATGCAGAGGATACAGCCATTAAAGCAGCTCAGTACGCTAAGACACTGTAGTCAAATTCGCAAGCGCTTGCCAATTTGAAAAGTTAAGGAAGGGATGATTGCGTATGAAAAAATGGTACGAATCAAGGGCTGTATGGGGCGGACTAATAGCAGTCGGCGCGGCAGCTGTCGGAGCCTTTGGGATAGTCGTGGATACAGAAACGCAGGGCCAAATAGCAGATCTCATTGTTGTCGGCGTTGGTTCTGTCGGTGGATTGCTGGCAATCTACGGTCGGGTTAAGGCTGCGAAGCCAATAAAGTAAATAGGCATATCGAAAGCCCTCTCCATAACGGAGGGGGCTTTTTTGACGTTTCTACAGGGGGACTATTTTACTTTAATTTTCGCTCGTGTTAATTTTAGATACTGTCCGTCTTTAACCGTAATATATTTCTCCCCTTGGAAATTGTCGTTTGATACTATGTTTCCCATATCATGAGAGCTATTACTACTCACTTCTGCATATCCCATACTGTCGGCGGTAGCCTTATATTCCCCGGCGGGAAGATCTATGCTCACCTTATACATTCCTTCTGGCAAAAATCCATCCGCTGAGAGCTTAACCTTGGGGGCATCGTTAAAGGCATAGGCCGTGCAATTTCTTAGTGTTAGATATTGTCCATCTACTACTGTGATAATTGAGCGATTGCTAAAGTTGTCGTTAGAGATAATACTTTCAAGTTGTCCGGTAGAATCTTTTGTTGCTTGATAGTACGCCATGCTATTAGCCATCAAAACATACTCTCCAGCAGGCATATCTTGCCCAATTTTATACATACCAGCTTTATAGGTTTTTACCGTTGGTTTAGCCGGTTCCTGTGGCTTATCAGGAGTGGCTTCAGATTGAGGGTTAGACGTTGTACCGACTGGGGCCGAAGTGGGAGATACCTTGTCATCGCCACCACTTGAGGCAATAGAAACTATAACAACTAATAATACGATACCGATAAGGATTTTCTTAAACATTAACCTAACAACTCCTTCTTAATTTAATTCAGGGATTAGTTCCGCGCAGATGAGGATTTTCCTGCCATGCGACAGGATTAATGGTTTTGCGACTATTTTGCAGCGTTCCTTTCATCACCTCCTTGGCGTGTAATAGGCGCTGGAAGGTGGGTGACGAACTTGGCGTAGTTCTCGTTACACTTGATCAGGTTCAAACTGTGATAGCGCTTTAAGTTCAGTAAATCCTCTTCGGTGTATGGATATAATTCGCTCTTGAGTTCATCAAAGTTCTTTTTATCACAACCTGAAATTAACATATAGGACGCATTGGAGCTCCTGAATTCTTCGCGGATAGATTTAACCTGATTAAGATAGTGACAACTGATAATAGGCTTAAGATTAAATTTAGGGAGTTGGCTTAACTTCAGCTTGAGGAACTTCTCGGCGTTGTTCACCTGGTATAACTCGTCGATAATCAAGTTCACCTTTGTCATTTTGGATCTATCCTTGACTTGCTCCTCCCGGATCTGCAGGGCAAGCCAAATCTTTGTCATCCAATAGGTTACATAAACATCCTTTTCATTATCGGTGAGAAACATCCGTTGTGGCATCTTAATAACAATTAGCTGGTTTTTCTGCATCTCCCGCACCAGGTCAATGTTATTTTCACTACCTTTCTTCAACATAGTTTCGATGTAGGCGTTGACTTTCAGCTTTTGTAGTCTATCTACAGCGCCGGTGATTAAGTGTGTCTTGGTGCCAACTACCTTGCCTTTCTTATCTACTTCATCAAGTTCCCTCAAGTAGTCAATATACTCTTCCATGTTCTCCATCTGCTCATTAGACACCGCATCAATAAATGCCTTGCGGACTTTATAATTCAGTAGAGTAGCAAACACATCCTTGATATTGCCATTCGACAAGAATACGACCAAGGCAGCGCTCTCGAAATACCTGCCCATTTTCGCTGTAAAGTTTGCATCGTCAGCGTTAATGCTATCAACTAAGGTCATCAAGAGTGCTGTTTGCTCTTTAGCATTTTTGTACTGTATAAATGGGTTCGTGCTTGGCGGGACTTCGTTATACCCCAAACCTTGCAATGTCTCCCAGTTGTCACAGCGGACCTCAAGAACTTTATCCTTAGAGAAGGCTGAAGCAATCTCATCACTCATTTGGCAGCTCCCAATGAAGTCTGGGATGATCACACATTCTCCTGCATTGATCGCATCACGAGCTATGTTTGCCAGGAACTTAGATTTTCCGGCTCTGTTAGGCCCGATGAGCACCAGTGAAAGCATTTGGTAATCAAAGTCGGTGCTCATGTAGACCTTTTGCTTATTCCCCTTGAAGGTATTTTCGCCTAGGCACATTACGCCGGTAAGGAGTTCGTCGGGCACCTCACTCTCAAGGGTCTCGATCTTCTCAATAAACTTGTGTTTTGCCAGAAGTTCGCGTCCCGGCAAGGCTAAAAAATTACTACATTCATCCACGCCCACCTTAAGCACTTCAGCGCCCTTTACTTTAGTATCCAAGTGATGGAATTTACCCTTGTATTTTCTACGCACTAGGCTATTGTCCTCGCCGATGCAATCGTAGCTTTGGGCTAGAGCCTTTGCATTGTTTCGCTGGCGTAGCTCATCTTTACTTTCGCTGAGTACGATAATTTGGGCCTTAAGTACCGTGTTTTTCCCCTTTGTTACTGTGGCATCAGACACAATCTTATGATTAGATATACTGGATAACGTTTGCTTCAAAATCATTGCGTTATCCTTTTCATATTTGGCGATGTATTTACCATCTCCCCCAAGCACTTGGCCAACGTCATTTACTAGTCCGGACAAAAGGGAGAAGGCCAACTTGGCCAAGTACTTAGGCCCAGCTTTGTTTTTGTCCACCGGCTGCTCCATGCGCACTTTCGTGATCGTGGACCTATACTCGCTTAGCCAACTGCGCTGGGATGTAGGGATGAAATTGTAGAATATGCCAACCTTGTCACCGTCCTCCATGATGTCCACGATATTCATGTTGCTCTCCAAGAGGTTATTGCTGCGCTTATCTACTGCTAGACTGAGACCGTCCTCTTTAGAGTATGCCAACTGGTATATAGTCGAGTCCTCGCTGAAGCCTGGCAGTTCATCCACGGGCTTAATAGTTACGCTGTCCCAAGTATCGGACATCTTTTCGCTTATGATGCTTTCATATCGGGTAGGTACTATAAAGTAAAATTCAATGCGCTTTTTCTCAATGTAAATGTAATAACCGACTTTAGGCGTCAAGGCCACGGAAAACTTGGTACCCAATACAAACTTCTTGCCCAGTACCTTGATTAACTTTTTCTGCTCAGTCTTTACGCTTTGCTGCAGGGTCTTGAAAAGTGAGCCTATAGTCTTAGCGATGTTACTAGACGTGTTATTACGGATCGCATTGTTCGGTGTGAGCCTTAAATAAACATAAGTTGGCTTTACGAACTCCACATATTCGCTCAGCTTAATTGACTTCATCGCTACTTACCTCCTACTTCAAGGCTAAATGTGGCGCAGGATCAACAGAAGTTTTCCCGCCATCGAGACGTATTTCGAAGTGGACGTGGGGGCCCGTGCTGCGCCCTGTGTTACCACTTAATGCTATTACTGCGCCCTGCCATACCGATTGACCAACCGTAACTAGGACTTGACTGTTGTGGGCGTACATTGTCTGTGTTCCATCGGGGTGATCAACCTCCACTACGTTGCCGACTATGTTCCCTTTGTACCCGGCGAAGCATATCGTACCAGCTTTGCTCGCTTGCACCTTAGTACCTTCCGGTACCGCGAAATCTATACCATAGTGAAAACCATCGGGAGAGGAAGGACGTGGGCCAAAGGGGCTAGATACTGATCCAACAACCGGCGCGATATATTCGCCTTGTCTTACAAGTTCTCCGGTGTCATTTACATCAATGAAGATATTAAGAAGAATATAACCAACCAGTGCTATGCCTACCCATCTAATCCCGGGCTTAAAGCCTCCGACGTATAAGAGAATTAATGATGCGCAACCAAGCAAGACGACAACATGCGCGTAAGCAAGGAATAAAACTGGCTTAGTCATGATCATGGTTACAGCGGCTAATATAACTCCACCTTTTAGCGCTGCTAAGATCATGATTTAAACAGCCCTTCTATTTGGTCCAGTGCCTGGGGGAGGGCAAGCATAGCGCCAAAGCATATGAGGTAACCAATAAACTGGTGTTTTGCTTTTTCATAGTCCCCATCTAAGACAGACTGGATAGAGTTAACGGACCCTTTACCCAAAATTACATATTTACCTACACTGACAATCTTCCAATAAATACTCATGCCCTTGTCATCCAAACTCGAGGCTAAAGCCACGGTAGGGGATAGGAGCATAGCGGCCGCCGTAATTCCTACTTGAAAATAGAAGCTTTTGTGCTTGCGGAAATGGTTGGTTAATCTTAACATTTGCGGAATACCTCCTTTTTGGAATAAAACGGGGTACCTGTCGCATAAAGTTTATAGACGATAAACTTACATAGGCGCGGTCTAGCCTTCCGCCAAGAGCTCCGATGTCCTTCGGGATGTCGGGGCTCTTTTTGTTTCAGGACCTTTCAGCTTTGAGATTGAGCATCAACTCCCGAGCCACCAGTCGTGCCGCATCCGGTGTGATGGGTTCCACTGGCTTACAGTCAGTTATCCCGAACCATGCTCTTAATGCCATCCTGATCACAGTGCTCTTTTCACTTCTCGGAATCGCAGAAAGCTTTGCGTTGATCGGTTCGTCTGCCCAAAATGTTTGTTTTTTTTCCGTGGGAATCGCCTCCTTTTGAAATGTCACCACATGAACATAGAATGTAGGACGGTGGGTGTCGCTGGAAGACGTTGGGTTCCGGTGTGGGTAGCGTGGGTTACAGTGGATGATAAATAGTATTTGTCGATCGACCAATTTATGCACGGGTAATTACAAAAATAAATATAAAAAGGGCCCAACTTTTCAGTCGGGCCAGATGTAATCGATTCCCCATCCAAGCGCATTTGATATTTTTCTAGCTGTCTTTAGATTAACTTCCTTTTTATCGTTTATGATCTTGCTTAACGAACCCTCATTCATGCCTAATTTCTCTGCAAACTCCTTTTGACTAATCCCTTTCATCTCTAGTATTTCTCTTATCCTATTCAATAATTATCACCTTGAAAATTATTCCACATCCAACGGTGAATTCCTCCCGAATAGAATACCTACCTTAGTTTATCGATCGGTAAATTACATGACAAATTTCACGCGATTTATACACACTACAAGACTTATACTCTTAATATCCTTAAGGAATAGGGGTAATCAATATAATCGACAAATTACCCCTTGAAAAAGGCGAATGTATGTTCTATTATTTAAGGAATACAAAAGGAAGGTTCGTGATGCATACGATTACATTAGAATTAATTCGGGAAAAATCAAAACTAACAATCAGTGAAGTTGCCAGCCATTGCGGGGTAACTGTATCAAGGATTAAGGAACTCGAAAGCAATCCAGGAGAGATGCCAGTCAGTATAGCGTTGAAGCTAAGGAAACTGTATGGAGTACCCTTTGATTATATAGAAAATTGAACAAAGAAAAGACCGTGAGATTAATCACGGTCTTTTCTTATTAGGGGTGTATTTTAGGGGTGTATTTTAGGGTGTACAGTAATTTTCTAAGTGGTGCGGTCGAGAGGACTTGAACCTCCATGCCCTTGCGAGCACTAGAACCTGAATCTAGTCAGTGTGTCACTTGTGATACTTGGTATAGGCCAGTCTTAGTTTTCTTCTATATAAAGAGTAACGATATTTTATAGATGCTAATCGTTTCTTTATTGATACGATATTAAAAATAATTGGTGTCAGGGGTGTAAAAAGGGTGTATTGGGGTGTAAAAAGAGAGACAGGATTAAGTTCCTGCCTTTTTGTTTTTTTCCTGTATATCTGTGAAAATTCCTTCTATGACCAAGCTTGCTTCGCTATCCATATCCGAGGATGAGTGTTGATACTTCCTTGTCATGTCAACTTGACTGTGCCCTAATCTCCCGGCTGCTATCGTGTCCCTGACTCCATACTTCATCATCATCGTAGCGTTGAAATGCCGGAGATCGTGAAGCCTGATGTGTGGTAGACCATGGTTGTACAGCATCTTTTTGAAGTGCTGGCTATAAGAAGATGGCTTATATTGACCGCATATACGTTCTGGTACAATTTTTATCGTTTTCAGATAATCACTAATTACATCAATTACAAACCCGGGGACCCTTATACTACGCTTACTTGTCTCCGACTTGGGGTCTTTAATAATCCAATCGCTATTCATTCTAACCATAGTTTCAGAAATGGAAATCCTGTACTCTTTAAAATCTATATCCTGTAATCTTATGCCGAATATTTCACCGCGCCTAAATCCACAAACCCCAGCTAACATAATAACAACCTCATCAAACGTCCCCTTGGTAACCGAGAGTAATTTATCAAAATCTTGTTCATTATAGATCGTCGGCTTGAATTTTTTAGATTTGGGCTTATTAACTCCATCACATGGGTTGTACTTGATGATTCTATTTTTCATGGCATCCTTTAAGGCTAGGTTAAGAAAAGAGTGTAGCTTACCCACCGTCTTACCGGATAGTCCAGATTCTATTTTAGCATTGTAAAATTCCTGCAATTGCATCGGCAGTAGCTTCTTGATTTTCAACCTCCCGATCTCGGAAGGGATAACATGCTTATCTATATAAAGCTTGTAGAGTTCCCTTGTTGTTTCGGCTAGATCAACAGTGTAAACCTTATACCATTCCTTCAAATATTCTTCCAGAGTAGCGTCCGACTCGTTCATGTAGAGGTTATTGTCTATCTCATATTGGAGAGCATTAACTCGACTCCATAACTCTTTTTCCTGCTTAGCATCGCTTAGTTTGGTATCTCCATAAAACTCCTTCTTATCACGCTTGCCATCCTTACCACGCGGTAACTCTACCCTGCCACGCCAACGACCATTCTTATCCTTAAATACTGTTCCCATAGCGTTACTCCTTATTTTTAAGATATTGGATGAATGATATTGCCTCAACCTTCTTTTCGTCAGTTAATCCCTTAAGCGGATCGTTAATAGAAATCGGTGCTCGATCCTCAGAGAATCCAAACAGCCAATCTAGGGACACATTAAAATATTTAACTAATTTACGAAGGGCCTTCAAGCCGGGATCAACCTGACCGCGCTCATATTTAGAAAGAAGAGACTTGTTTATTCCGGTAATTTTGGCCACATCCTCAAGTGACTCACTCTTTTCGATGCGTAAAACTTTAAGCCTTTCGCCTAATTCCTTTATTTCTTCCACTGGATAACCTCCCGCATAGGATAATTTTATTATATACCATTAGTATAAAATTTGATACATATAACATCAAAACGTGTCATATATGCCAAAATAATCATTGACAGAACTATATTGACAATATATAGTTATGGTATCAAATTTGAAACGAAAAAACGCTAAAAGAAAGGATGTTAAACTTAGTATGGCCAATAAGGGAAAAAAAATACCCTCTGCGAAAATAAAGGGATTGAGGGCAGAACGAGGGATGTCGCAAGCAGATTTGGCCAAAATTATCGGCATTACTGCTGGTTCTCTGCAATTAAAGGAAGATGGTAAATATGATTGGAAGTCTAGTGAAATGTTTACGATGAGGAGATTCTTCAAGGTGTCACTGGACGAACTTTTTCCTGCCTAAGATGTATCAAATTTGAAACGATTATGAAAAAGCGGGTTAACAAACGCCCAGTACCTAGCAGTTAGCTCGGCAACGGGAGGCGAGAGCTTAAGGTTGTCTAACTCGGATTCAAGTCTTTGCGTTGACTACGGGATGTAACTCACTCTTTATCACTTATCTTGTTAATATTATCCCACGAAAGGAAGGTGCAATAAATGGCAGGAAAAGCCACAAAAGCAGCTGAAAATGCATTTTATATCGCACGCATGGAGGCTGCAGCGTTCAACGACAACTTTAACAGCCGTGAAGGAGCGTCCGAGGTCCTAGGGATTGACCGTACCAGGCTCGCACGCATTGAGCTTGGTAGTCTCAATCCATATCCAGAAGAAGTAATGCTAATGGCAGATGCCTATAACGCGCCTGAATTAGGTAATTATCATTGCTCAAGGCAATGCCCCCTTGGAAAACAAACGGTCCCACGGATCGAGGTTGCTGATTTGGACCGTTTGACCATACAGATCTTATCGTCCTTTCAAAGGATTGATCACATCAAGGACATCCTTATCGATATCACGGCTGATGGAATAATCGACATGGAAGAAAGGCCTAAACTTAAGCAGGTAATGGCCGCGCTTGACATGATCTCTGCAAACGCTCAATCACTAAAGCTGTGGGCTGAGAAAACCCTTAAATAGAGGACAAGCCTTTAAGAAAGTGGAGGTAAGTGTGAAAACGTTGGTTAGTGAACCCCAGCACCTGGCGGTTAGCTCGGCAAAGGGGGGAGAGCAAACGTTGGCTTGGAGGGGGGTGAGAAGGATGTCAGAACAAACGGTGGACCAACGCCTATCCGCCCTAGAAAAAGAAATAGCCAAACTGAAAGTGCAAGTTTCAGCTCGGCCAGCACAAGAACAATTTGAAGAAGTTCTTCGTCGTTTTAGGAACTCGACTACTAGGATTCCTTTTTCTCCCCTAGGTACTCCATCAACTTCTGGTGGTAATCCTCAAGAACTCTAATCGTTATATTTCCTACTTCCGATATTCTGTAGTCCATCATTAATCCAAGTCGATCTAAGTCCTGAAGTTCACCCTTAGCAACCAGCAGATCTATCTCCTTGATTTTGTTAGTAGTTCTTTCAACTTCTTTTGGTTGGAAAAAGTTAAACTTATCACCGAAATTATACTCAAAACTCATACTCATACCTCCTCCCCGTATCGAATTGCTTAGTCTGAACAACTACCAATTCGACACGAAAGAGGGAAAACCTTGAAAAAGTTAGCTATTGAGGGGGGTGAAAAATTACTCATGACAGAGCAAAAAGAAAAGGCCGCCCCGAACGAAGTGGCCGAAAAGACTGAATCGAAATGCTCAAAATGCGGAAACGAGCGAATTAAGGAGAACTACAATTTTTGCAGTGCCTGCGGAAATCAGCTTAAGGAGAACCCGATAATTATCGATTATCTTCCTCAAAGACAACGGGCTTAATTAACTCAGATACAAAGTGTTCGGTTTTGCTCCCACATACGTGGCAATAACAAGCATCCTCAGAACAAGAAGTTCTTTCATTGCCATTATTAAGTACGCAATGACCATTTGAGCAATAGTTACCATCTAACTCATGACCACAATTCCAACAGTAATTATCATCTTCTTCTATTTCTGGGCATCTGCATTTAATGCAAATCATTATCAACGTCTCCTCTCTATCAAAATCGTAAACCTCGACAATTTACAATTCTGCGAGAAAGAGGGAATACCTCCAGAAGACATGGTGATTGTGAAAAAGTTAGTTATGGAAGGGAGGTGAAACCACACATGTCAGAGCAAAAAGAAAAAGCCACTCCGAAGGGACAAGCTTCAGAGTGGCCTAAAGATAACAAATTCAATTTTAAAGAGGACGTTTTATCACAGGATCACCTGGATCTCCCGGTATTTTTGGATAAGCAACAAAGTCTGCAGCAATTCCACTCTGATGAGCCTTTAGATAGAGCGCAGCTTCATCTTTATGCAGATTCCGAAGCTGCTCTTGAGATATCTCAAGCTCGTACTCAAAATCTTTTACATCCCAAAGGTACTTTTCAATGTAATTAACAGCACGAGTTTTAGCGCTTTCCTTACTGTCAGAAAGTACCCAAACGTGAACCTTCGCACCTGCTATATCTTTAAAGTTTTCATTCGTCAGTTTAGGAACAGCGTTAATCACAAACATAAACGGGGCCAACGATATCACCTCCTCCCTGATCGATATTGAAAGTCCGAACAACTTACAATTCGACACGGAAGAGGGGAAACCTGTCAAATTATTTCGTGAAGGGAGGTGAATACGTGCTTCGTAAGATTCTCGAAGCAACCCTTGGACCAATGACGGACTCCGAGTTCGAGGAAACCCTTGAATTGACTACCTCGGATATCCTTGTTAACCGCGTCGCCTTCGGCAAGCGGACAAGCCTTAAAGACGTGGTTGAGATAGCGGATCACTGCTTCACTGCAGTCGGACGCGGGAGAGTAGCTTAAATCAGCTTAGGACAGCCGGGGTGAGTGTCGTATCAACGCAGAGCTCCCCAGGACAATATTTTTAAATTATTTGCCTACATCATGGAGATAGTCGGTAGAGACACGAAGGGCATAAGCGATTTTGGAGAGATTCTTATGTCTAGGTTCAAAATATCCTTTTAGCCAACGCTTGACGGTAATCGGTGAGACATTTGTCTGGTGGGACAAATCTACTACACCCATACCGAGCTGATCCATTGCGGATGCAAGCCGTGAGGAGAAAACGGAAGGGAAAAAGAAAAAAAGAAAGCACATCACTCCTTGCGCCTGGGGAGCTCTGCGTTGATACGACAGGAATCGTTATTGATACCACTTCGACATGATAAGTAAAAATCCTATAAGAGAGGAGGGCGTGAAGGTCGTATCAAGGCAGAACCCTCCGGGTTATTTTAATTAATCTATTCTGCCTATGAGATAGTCGCTAGAGACATTGAGCGCGGCTGAAATACGAGATAAATTTCGGTGTCTTGGCTCAAATCTTCCATTCAGCCAGCGTTTTACGGTAGAAGGCGAAACCTGGGTCATCCTGGATAGGAGATATACGCCTATACTGCGTTTTTCCATTGCGAGTGCTAGCCGCACGGAAAAATCATCGAAGAAGAAAAAGAAGAAGAAGATGCATCACATTCCTTTGTGCCCGGAGGGTTCTGCCTTGATACGACCCAGGATGATATGTTCGACAATAACCCTAATTTTTCCTGTAAAAGTGAGGTGATACCTGTGCCCTACGAAATCATCCAGAAACGTGGCTACGTCGAGCTCTGGATTGACGGAAAATTCGCGGGTAGCTTTGACTCAGCGGAGGAGGCAAAGGCAGAAGTGAATCCTGCATAACCGAAAGGAAGTGGAAGAATGAGTGAAACATCTACCATCGAGACTCCATCTCAAAAGGTCCTAAGATTCATCAATGAGCGCTTTATTCCCGGATCCGTAACCGCCACGGAATGCAGCCTAGTCCCTGGTGGGCAAATCATCCGCGATAAATCAGGCGCCACATTACTACTCTTCTGGAACATCGAGTATGAGTGCATGATGCAAGCTGATCCAGGAGGACCGGGGAAAATTGTTTATTGAGGAGGGAGAACGATGAAGTTAGGCATTGAAGCGGGAATAAACCTCCAAAAGATGTATGACGACCTAGGTCTATACATCGAAAGCCTACAGGCCCAACGAGCGGCCATCGGTGCCAACCCAAACATTTGCACACATCCGGTCCAGGAGAAGACAGACTTCGACGGAGGTAAGTCCATAACGCACTGTAAGCATTGTCGGAGGGTTGTCAGTGCCATCGGTTTTGACTGTGTATCAGAGGAAGGAGGAGGTCCCCATGAAAAAGCAAGCGTTATCCCAAACCTGCATTTGCTCCCAAGTAATGGCCTTTCCAGAAGGTCAAATTAAGGCTAAATGCCCAACAAAGGGTTGTGGAGCGAACTGGGAGCTTGGTCCCGAAGGATTTTGGTCCATCATTCGTATCAGTGCAGAGCAACGAGCAGAAGAAGTAATGAAGAAGTTCATAAGGTCAATGACGGAAGCGTTTAAGAAAGTATATAACTCCATGAAGGCCGCATTGAAGGGCATTAACCTCAAATGGTTGCATTACTACACACGCTCCAAGCAGAAAAGAATCCGCAATAAGTACGAACGGAGGATCTTAACCTACATGATGGATTCCCTGCAGACCGCTCCACTTAAAGGATCTGGGAGGCGAAGAACCTGAGCGCATCGAGCAAGAGTCAGCCTAAAAAAGGAGAAGTCGACGTTTACTCCATGAACGAAGAATGCCGGAATTGCTATCGACACCAACGTAAGGGTGGCCAATGCAAAGGCCGAAAGGGTTCGCCCTCATGTGTGATTTTCAAGGAAATGAAAAAAGAGCCGTAAGAACGGCCCCAGGAGAAAGGGGATAAAACTGACGTGCTAAATTTTATTATCGAGCAACCTGGTACGGATAAGCAAAAAGGACCGCAGGAGCGGACACTCCAAGCGGACCAACGGAAAATACCCACTGAAAGTATACCACAAACACGGGGACATATTCCATTCTCCTTCGATGAATTTCCAAAAATGGGTCTATACCCTCGAGATCGATTTGTCGGGACCGTGCGTGATTTTCGAAGATACCTTAGGTCCATGCGCCGGTTCTTGGATGCACAGATCATTGGGGCTTCAACAGGAGGGCTTAGTCATGGCAAGACCGGATTGTGAAAAACTTAATCAATGCGGACTCAGTAACTGTCCGTACTTCGAAATGCACTGCAAGGTTTTCCACGGCAACGAATGTAAGCAGTTAGGCGGAAACAAGATCCCACGGATGCGTCTAATCGATCGTAGCAAACAGGAGGACAAGCACAAGCTAAAGCGCGTGCTCTTGGTCACGAAATTCAAACCTTATTTTATAATTCCAAACACAAGGGATGGTGACCAGTTTGCCATTTAACCATCGGCTATTTATCCGGTTTTTTAAGCACCTGGAAAACTGCGGTGGATGTACCGGCCTACGAGACCAAACCAAGTGCAAATATGCGCTTGTATGTGCCCATTTGGAAAAGCTTTCGAAGGAGGAGAACGATCGTGCTAGAGCAAGCAATTGCGAAAGTAAGAACTGAAATGACTGGAAATAATGCCAACTCTTATATCCAGGTTGTTGGGGGATTTCTGTTGGACCATCTAGATAAAAAGCCCCAAGACGCGGGAAAGATCCTTGCCACAGACAAAACGGTCGCTAAGAGCCTGGATGAAATGAGGAAGGCGGCGGGGAAAAAGAAGGTCGGTAATATGGCTATGTTTACGCCCCAGGAAGGTTTCGCTATCGTGCTGAAATATTTCGGTATCGATGCCGTGGTAGAGATGCAAAGGCCGCTTGTCCCGGATCCAGTCCCCGCTCCAGCTCCGGTCGTAAAACGGAAACCAGATATCGACTTTGAAATCTCACTTGAGGATTTGCTCTAGGGAGGCGGAACGATGCTTATTAAAAAAGAATTGGATCAAATTGTTGTTCAAAAATGTCCTGACCTCCCCAAGAAGGGCAAGGGGTATGACAAGTATGTTGCAGCGGTCCAGGTATTAAAGCTAAAAAAGTCCGGGAAAATGCTCATCATTGATGTTTTCAAACGAAAGGATTCAACCCTACAGCTCCGCTTTTTCTCTGACGGTGTTTCGTTCCTGGTTTGTAAGGAATGGCCGGTCGGGAAATGGGAGAAAAGGCTGCCGGGTAATTTGTTGGATAATTTATATGCTGACAATATTAATGCCGCTGAAAATGATGTAAAAAAAGCTCATGAAATCTTAAAAAGCAGACAAAAATCATGGCACCACATGTCCGGGATAAAAAATGAAATGGACTCCTTTGTCAGCGCAATATATGAACGAAAGCAAGAGAAGGCAATGGATAGCAAGTATTCCAAGATGGAGTCGCATTTCGGGATGTTCCCTGCTTATCCGGATGACCTGGCCGAATACTGCGAGATTAACGTATTTGGGTACACATATATTTTCTTGAGTAAAATTCAGAATGGAGCAAGAGAAGCGGTATGCGGCCATTGTGGGCACAAATTTCCCGTAAGTAAAGATATTAAACCTGGGCAAGACGGAATATGCCAAGGATGCAACATGAATGCCAGATATCGCGCCACGTGGACCAGCGGCCGCAGTGAAGACAAGGGCAAGATCTGTATAGCCCATAAAGTCCAAGACCAGCTGCTGATCCGCTGGACAAATATAATCCGCGCGTTTGACGGCGTGAAACATAGATATCATTTTTACGACTATTACAGAAATCTGTATCTTCATTTTCCCAAGGGACCAACAATCTACGCTTACGACTACAAGTCAATGATAGGTTGGGGAGAGAGATGGTTCCGCCAAAAGAACGGAAACACTCACTATGGGAAATCATTCGTTTACACAAATAATCTGAAAGAGGTTTTTGGTGATAATTACTACCACGTTGACTTGGAAGCGGGACTGAAAAATTCCAGTAAACTGTCATTTTCATCCTTACTTAACAACCTTAAGAACATTCCAGCTGCGGAATACCTTTTCAAAATGGGGATGTCGGCGCTTGCGGCTGGCATGGCAAAGATTGAATTTGGCAAGGGAGCAGGGTTTATGGAGGTCCTTGGGGTCAGTAAACAGTATCTCCCGCTGTACCAGAAATATAATGTTAGTCCCCTTGAACACATGGTCCTAAAAGCGTCAAAAACATGGGTGAGTGAATCCAGTTTTGAAAAACTTCGCTTACTGGCACCTGAGTACGTAGATTTTGAAGATATCGTTGATATCCTTAAAACCATGTCGTTTGAGCGCTTTGTAAACTATTTTTCAAGGCAAAAGGCGCTGATCGAAAAGAAAAAGCTTCAATACGTTATAACGCTCTATAAGGATTATGTAAGCATGTCCGAATCGCTAAAAGTGGACATGTCAAGGAAATCCATCCGTTTCCCCCGGAATATCAAAGAGGCGCACGACTTGCTCCTTCCTCGTTTTAACCAAGTGAAGCACCAGGTGGATGATAAAAAATTCAAACAGGCCGTGAAGGGGCTCTATTCAGGAATGAAGGAATATGCAAATGAAGATTATTGTATCGTATTCCCAGCCCTACGAAGCGATCTTATTACAGAGGGTCAAGCCTTAAACCATTGTGTTGGTGCGGATAGGTACTACCAAAACCATATTGCCGGAACGAGGATGATATTTTTTGTCCGACAGGCAAGGGATCCGGAGAAGCCGTTCATTACGTCGGAAATCGATATGAAAGAGTTGAAGATACTGCAGTTATATGGATTCGGCGATCGTCCCGCGCCCCCTGAAGTGCGAAAGTTCGCAAATGAATTCTTAAGAACATTAAAGCCGATCCGTGAGGAAAATAGGGTCCCAGTGACAGTCCCAGCATAACCGAAGGGAGGAAAGAGCATGAACGAAGTTGCGATGATCGATAAGAACCTCTCCGTTGATCGGACACCTGAAGTAATTGCTGTCGAGATCAACAGTATTAAGGAACAGACCCGCAAGATAATGTTATTCAACTCAATCGAGATTGGCAAAAGGCTTGCGGAGGCTAAGATAATGCTTGGTCATGGTGAGTGGGGAGAGTGGCTTAAAGGATCTGTCGATTATTCACAGCGAACCGCAAGCTATCTGATGGGGATATTTGAGCAGTACGGAGCTAGCCAAATAAATATGTTCTGCGACAATGCAAAATCGAAAGCGCTTGCGAATTTGAGTTATACCCAGGCGGTGCTACTAATGGGGATTCCTCAGGAAGAGCGGGAAGCATTTATCGAAGATAATAATATTGATAGCATGTCTACCCGGGAGCTAAAACAGGCAATCAAGGAGAAGCAAGAACTCGAAGCTAAGCTCAAGGAAATTGAAGCAGGGTGGGAAAAGGATAAGAAGCTTGTCAAAAAGGCTGAGACAGCAAAGCAAGCTGCCGAGTCTGCCCTAAAAACTACTCAGGCTACAGTTGAACAACTCAAAAGTGACCTTCAAAAGGAGAAGGATGACTCAAAGGAAGAGATTGAGCGGTTGGAACTATCTATTTTGGAAACCAAAAAGTTGCTAGATGAGGCGGAGTCTTCCGGGAACACCGATGATATTGAACGTCTAAGCGAATCGCTTGTAAAAGCGAATAGCGAACTCGCATTTTCACTTGAAAGAATCGTAGAGCTGGAGGACCAACTTAAGGAGCCGATCGAGGTAACGGCTGCGCCAGTGGTTGAGAAGATCCCTGAGGAAGCGGAGAAAGAACTTAATGAGCTCAGGGAAAGGAACAAGGAACTGGAGGCCAAGGTAGTCCAGCAAGTTATTCCTGCTATTCCACCCAAAGAGAGATTTAGGGTCCATCTTGACTCATTAGTGGATGGATTTAGGGATCTACTTAGTTCCTTGAGTGAGATTGAAATCGAGGAGCAAGAGCGGTACAAGCAAGCGGCATTGAAGCTTATCGGTAAAATGTCTGAGCGGTTGTAAGGCTTAGGGTAAATCCGGGACAACCCTAGATTTACCCTAGCTATTTCTCTTAAAAGCAATGAGGTGATGGTATGGCAGACGTTAAGTGGATCAAGCTAAGCACTAGCATATTCGAGGACGAGAAGATAGATTTTATAACTAGTCTTCCTGAGTCGGATGCAATTCTGGTGATATGGATTAGGCTCTTGGCCCTCGCTGGAAAGAGTAATGCTGGTGGATATATTTATCTAACTGAAATGATCCCATACACGGAGGATATGCTCATCCACAAGTTCAAGAAGCCACCAAGCATAATCAGATTAGCACTAGAAATATTCGAACGACTTGGCATGGTGGGCTTAGATGAGGAAGGTTTTTTTCTCCCAAACTGGGATAAGCACCAGAACGTCGAAGGTTTGGAAAAGATCAAGAAACAAACAGCGGAACGCGTTGCTAAACACCGGGCTAAGAAGAAATTACCTGCAGGTGACGAGTTACATGTAACACATACAACTAAAGATGTAACGCTACATGTAACGCACGGTAACGCAACAGATAAAGAACTAGATAAAGAATTAGATATTATTAACAACGACAACAACGTGCGCGAGGAAATTGAGATAAATGTGAACGATTCCGAGGAAAACTTGTCCAAAACACCTCAAAACGTGAACGAATCGAGCGAAACTGTATCCAAGGGTAACAGAACCGTATCCATGGCAATAGGCACCAAGGCTATTAACTGGGCGGAAAAAAACTGGGGACGATTGATACCTAAGGGCGAGTCTGACTCAATTCTTGCCTGGTGTGATGAGTTCTCATCGCAAGGAAGCCCTGATCCGGATGCTGTGGTCATCGAAGGTCTAAGGCGCTGCCTTGATGCAGATGTCCGGAACATGTTCTATCTTCGCAGGGTATTAACTGATTGGAGAGAAGCTGGCGTTCTTACGGTAGAGCAAGTTGAGGCCCGAGAAACTGAGCGTAAAAATCAAAAAGAGCACAAGCGTCATAAGGACCCTGGAGATAAGACATCTAAACCACCTAAGGGAACATCAAGCAAGTACGAGAAATTCTATCTTTGAGGTGAAAAGGAATGCTGAACAGAGTTGTCTTAATCGGTCGCTTAACCAGAGATCCAGAGTTGCGTTATTCTCCTTCCGGAGTTGCCGTATCAAACTTCACCTTAGCCATCGATCGCAGATTCAAGAACGCTCAAGGCGAAAAGGAAACTGACTTTATTCCGTGCGTTGTGTTTAAGCAGCTTGCCGAACATTGTGCGAATTATTTGGCCAAAGGAAAGCTTGCTTCAGTCGACGGGCGAATTCAGGTTCGAACATACAACGATAAGGATGGCCAAAAGCGCTGGGTGACTGAGGTTATTGCCGAAGATGTCCATTTTTTAAGCCCGAAGGATAGCGGTGGAGGAAGTTCGCAACAAGGCTCTTCGAGCAGAACTAGCTCGTTTGGACACGAGGTAAATCTAGATGACGATATTCCATTTTAAGGAAGTTGAGACATGCGTGAATGCAATTACTGCCTAAGACATCTATTTCACGGCGGAAAATGCCAAGGTAAAGGTGATGGTAAGTCTTGCTTGATATTCCAACGTGATCCGCGTGGACGTAGGGAATACCTTGAAAACGATGGGTTCAAAATTCCCTTTCACGTGGATATTCCAGAGGTTGGGAAAATAAATACGGATTGGGAAATATGTGGGATAGCCAAGACATTGACGTTTACCAAAATCCGTAAGGTCGAATGGCATAGCGATACGAAGGGATTACATGGGGTATATCTTTGGGCTGATTACTGGTACTGGTCGGACGAAAACGGAGAGCTGCCGCCAAGTAAACCGAAGTTGAGTCTTGTTAAGAACAGTGGAGGAGAGTGAGGAAACCTTGATGTTTACTTTAGGACTGTTCCTTGGTGGGCTGATCGGGACTTTAGTCGGAATAGTGGTTTGTTCGTTGATGGTAGTGGCTAAAGACGCGGATGAGGGGATGGTTGGTGAGCCAAGTGAGTAAAGACCAGCGCAAGAATGCCGAGGGTTACCAAGATATGACCGCTTACGAGGCCATGAAGCGTCTCAAGGATCCGCAACGTCAAATCCAAGGTGCTCGGTCGAAGGCTGTCGGAGAACACTTTGAGAACATGATCACGGGGGCCTGCTTTTTCTACTACGAAAAGAACCTCGCTCACATCGAAAAGACACCGGAGCCCATGAAAGCAATCAAGCCAATTCCAAGAATGCCTGGTAAATTCATCGCCCATTTTGAAAAGGCAGCGCAGCCAGACTACAAGGGAACGCTCCTGGGCGGTAAGGCAATCGTTTTCGAGGCAAAGCACACAGACCATGACCGCATCGAGCGGGGTAGAGTCACACAGGAACAACTTGACGGCCTAGAAAAGCATCACAAGTTAGGAGCATTGGCGTTTGTGTTTGTATCTTTCGGTTTCCAGAGTTTCTACAGGATTCCGTGGACTGTCTGGCGTGACATGAAAGATTTATACGGCCGTAAATACCTTAAGGCGGATGAACTGGACAAGTATCGTCTACCAGCACCTGGCGGCGTAATCAGGCTGCTGAGCGGGATCGTCTAATCTGACTGAGGCTTTGAGCGGCAGGAGGAATTGAAGCGCATGAGTGACTTCTATAACGAGCGGAAAGTTAAAAAGACCAGAAAGGAACATAAATGTTTCGGATGCATCATTAAGCTGCCAATTGGATCAACTGCATTTTATATTTCTTCAGTCTATGAGGGGAATTTTGGGACCTATTATCTTTGCATTAAGTGTCGAGGCTATTTAGATAAAAATCCAGAGGTAGCCAGAGAGGGTTATTTCGAGGGAGATATCAGGGCTGCAATACTGGAGGATGAAGAGTGGAGGAAGCAACGTGAAGATGATGCTATGGCATTTCAAATTAGCAAGCGCTTGCCAATTTGATCTATACGCAAGGGGTGATGATTAAGTAATGGCCATAAACATGATGTGTACGAACAGTCGGTGTGTCAACTACTGGGAAGATAACTGCATGAAGAACATCAACGAGGAACGCATTGAGATTAACGAATTTGGTATATGTGAAACGTTTGAGGCAGGTATAAGCCAAATGTACAAAGATGAGGAGGCGAGGGACAGCGAAAGCACTGACAGTATGGCAACCTTGGGCGACATTAATAGCGGAGGGACACAAGAAAATTGAGACACGGAGCTGGAACACCAATATCAGAGGAGCGGTCGCTATACACTCTGCAAAGAAGCCAATCAAAGAGGTTATAAAACTTATGACTCAAGAATCGATAAGGATCGTCAGCAACCTTTTATACCCGTTCACACTATCAAGACTACCGATCGGTCATATACTTGCGGTTGGAAATCTAGTGGATTGCAAGCTGATTAACGAGGCATTCATTGAAACACTGAGTGCGGATGAGTTGCCGCTTGGTGACTACACCATTGGTCGCTACGCATGGATATTCAAAGATATAAGACATTTACCTTCTCCCATCCTTACCAGAGGCGGACAAGGGTTTTGGGAGTGGAAAACGGAGGGGAAAAAATGAACGTCGATCAAGTCGATTTTAACAAAATCCTAGTCGTCAATGGCCTTTTCTACTCAGGAATGAGTAAAGATTTAAGCCCTAATCGATCCGAAGCGGTAATTATTAAGAGTCAAAATGCGCTTAATATCATACTCGGAGCCGTACTTAGCTCGGTTATGCGTGGAAAGATCGTACTGAAAAGGATTGAAGTTGTCAAAGAGAAGGAGGCTAAACCCAATGCCATGTAAGTGTCGTAAATGCAAAGCTGGTACTTGCCAATGCAAAGATTGCGAAGAAAAGGGTAAAAGTGGGTCTCCTATAGATCAGTGTCGATGGTTACTGATCGGAGGCAAGAAACAGGATGCCTGAAGAAACTGTTTGCAAGGAGTGCGGGGGCAAGATCGTTCGGGCGAGCGGTTGCCAACAGTGTTTAGTATGCGGAACAAGTAATTGTGGGTAACTCTGTGGATAGTCTGTGAATTAAATGGCAAAGCGGGGTGAGTAATTGTTGGCAAGTCTCAGCAGTTTACTCCAATACGCTTATAAAAAGGTAGACGTCCGGGATGGCGGGGTTTGCCTCCATCCCGGATGCGGAAGCGATTATAACACGGATCATCACCACTGCGAGCCACGTTCGCAAGCAAAAGATCGTGTAGCATGTGTAGAGAACATTATGCACGGAACACCATCACGGAAGAGAAGGTCCCCACGAATCTGCATATTGGCGTGAGCACTGGAAACGGTGGCAGCTGGATAAATACCCATACTACATGCCCAAGGCCGAACAGAACGAAATGGAGCGGCTGAGGTTGAAGCGTTTCAAGGATCCAGGAGTAATGGAAAGACTAGGAGAGTTGGAGGAAAAGTGGCGGAGGTGGGAAGAGTGCAGGATAAAAGTATGATTCTAGGCAATCTTGCCTTCCAACGCGTGGAACTTGAACGCACTCTAAGTAAGGCACATGCAATTGAATCCGAAATAAGTAGACTGGAAACCGATTTACGCAACATTGGAGAAAGCTTGAATAACCCAATGGCCTGCCTAAATCCTATTGAATTCGTGATGAAAAAGTGCGGTCAATGCGGATTTTACGGACAGTGTACTTATCGAGGAAAGGGAGACTATGAGAGATTCAAGTCGTTGAATACTTAGATCCTAATAGAAATCTTAGATTTTTATTGGACATTGAATGGAAAGGCGGAGCATTGATGGCTAAAAAGAAACCGACACTAAAGCACGAGTCCCCAGAACCATGCGATTACAGAACAAATGCAGACCCCAAAGCATGGGCTGATGAGATCCCTGTGTTTTGCTCCCACGACGCTATCGTCAAGACGTCGGATCTCAAGCCGAACCCGAAGAACCCGAACCAGCACCCTCCTGAACAGGTGAAGCTCCTGGGGGCCATCATCCGTGGCCAAGGATGGCGCGGACCAATCACTATAAGTAACCGCAGTGGGTTGATCGTCCGAGGACATGGTCGGCTCATGGCTGCACAGTTGGAAGATCTGCTTGAGGTACCCGTCGACTATCAGAATTATGCCAGTGAAGCCGAGGAAATGGCCGACCTCGTGGCTGACAATAGGATTGCGGAACTCAGCGATGCAGATGCTAAGATGCTCGCTGAGGTATTCTCCGACATCAACACTGGAGAGATCCCGTTCACGTTGTCTGGATACTCTGAAGAGGAATACAGTGACATCGTGAACGCTCTTGCTGAAGCGTTACAGGATCAAACTAAGGAACAAGAAACCGCCCCGGAGCCATATAAACCTGTAACCAAGAGCGGAGATCTTTGGATTCTCGGGAAACACCGTGTAATATGTGGAGACTGCACCATCCCGGAAGAGCTGGACCGCCTATTCGATGGCAATGAGCCTAAAATACTGATCGGCTTAATCGAGAGGCTGTTATTAGAAGTGGGTACGACAAGGATGATCGCTTGCGATTCCACGAGAGAGACGGCTTGCATTATGGAAAAGACACCGGAATTCACTGACATCATTGTCAAGCGGTACGTGCGGGCCACGGGCGATAAGGACATCCGCTGCATTCGGAACGGGAAAGCGCTACCCCTTGAAGTAATAGAAGAACTATTTGAACCAGGCGACGAAGGGGGGGAATAACAATATGAATAAATCAAAGGGCTTGGCACAAGCGCAGATGCTGGAGATTGACAAAATTATCGAACGGGCAGTTCATAAAAGTATCGGGGCTGTCATAGAAAAAGACGATGAAAAGGATGCGCGAACTTTTGACTACTACAAAGCGACAGAAATAATTCTATACAATTATCCTAAGCTTCTTGATATAGTTGCTGATGAATGCGGGTATATGGAGGGCATAAATAAGCAAAGAAGCAAAAGTATCACACATTTCTCCCAGAATACTAGCTATATGGATCAAGCGGATGAGAAGGAGAAGGAACGCCATAAGTCGTACAACCGAACAAAAGCCCAGCTTGAAAGTATTGACAGGATCCTCAACCAATTCAGGGATGACCATCGCTTCCGGATTATAGAGATATATTATTTCAATTGCGATGTGTCTGGGCAGCGAAGAAGTGGAGGCTCCAAGAGATTGTCATTTGAACAGATGGCTGAACAAATGACCAAAGGAGATGGGAACCATCCAGAGGTTAAGACCATCAGGAGGTGGAGATCTCAAATGGTTGGAGATATATCGGTTGCCCTGTTTGGGATACCAGCTGCCTTATCAAATAGCTTGACAAGGAGGAAAAACCCGGTAAAAATGTCCGAATGATGACCTTTTCATGACCTCGACGATACCTTTAGTATCTGTTATTCTTATTAAGATGTATTTTTGAACGAAAAGCCCGAGCTGAAGAGCCTGGGCTTTTTTCATGCCCAGAAGGAGGGGATGTAAGCCAATGAACATAAACCTCAGGGGCTACAGCGAGTTACTTGACAACCTGAAAGCTCTAAACAGAGAAAGCGAGACCGTTGTCAGGAGAACGACGAGCGACTTCAAAAGCAGGGCACCAGCATGGGTGGCCGCTGCAGTAAGCGAGACCTATGGGATCAAGAAGGCCGAGATCAGCAAAGCTAAGACGGGAGCTCAGGCAATCGGCACAGTCAAAGTATCTGGTATACTCGTCGACAATGTGCAGTTGACCTTCTCTGGACGAGTGCTAACGCCGACTCACTTCAAGATGAAGCCCACAAAACGACCGACATCCAAGAAGGATGAGAACGGACGGACAGTGAGGAAGGCTCGACAGTACACAGTGACCTCCGAGATCTTCAAAGGACAACGGAAAGCACTCGGGTCCAAGGTGTTCCTTGGTACCAATAAGGGCACCGGGCAGATCCCGTTCCAACGTACAGGAAACGCCCGATCGGCAATCGATGCTGTTAAGACGTTGAGTATCCCACAGATGATCACCAACGAGACCGTAGCAGCTCAAATACAAAGGAGTATAGATGAAGGCCTTACCAAGAGACTCCAACATCATATGAATCAAGTTATAGGCCAGGGATGAATGGCTGTCGTGCCCAGGATAGCTGAAAAGGTACTTCCGCTGAAACTTTTCCCCTGCGGTGCTGGCGAGA